GGCCCTTTGGCCCTCCTCTTCTACGTACCGTAGTTGTAACTTCAGCTACGGTTGGTCGTAAGACCTACGTTTGGTAGATTAGCTTACGGGGGACTAACCAACCTAGTACAACCGTTCCTCCGGGTGTCAAACCGGAGTGGCGTATGCCTTTGAATGGTCCGTATGTCCGTAATCTCTCTCTACCGTCTTCGACCGACTCACAAATCTATGATTTTGTGAGCGGTTATAAGACTCTTCCGATCGCTTCTCAACCGACTGCTTATTCGAGTATGCACGGAGATCTCCAAATCTCCGAGCGCACTGGGTCAGCAGAAGCTGGTAAGTGGGATCTAAACACAGGTGCTTGCCAAAGCACTTGGAATATGGTCCAACACCAGAGAGATCGGAATAGCGCAGGCACCGAGGCTATCGCCGCTTACAACCTTGCTTACCAGAGATGGCAAGACAATGTTGGTGAGACTGGCGATATCGGTACCTTTTTGGCTGAATGCCAAGAGGCGTTCGAAATGGTGGGTGGTCGAGCTGCGCAGCTCACCACCGCTTACCGGAACTTGCGCTCCGGTGATTTCAGGAAGTTCTGTCGCGGTCTCCGCGTCAGGCCTCGTGATCATCATTCTCGGACCAAGTGGACTCGTCCTCGTGACGCATCCACTATCTGGTTGGAGTATTGGTTTGGATGGGCCCCTGCGGTTGGGGACATCTTCGGCGCCTACGAGGTCCTATGTCAAGATTTGCCGTATAGCCGAGTAATCGGTTCTGCGACGCGTCCTATACATAGACACTCGTTAACGTCGGGACTAGGCACTTACCCATTTTCCCGTCTCGATCAATTTGACGGAAAAGTGAGTGTTAAGATTAAGACAGACGCTAAGGTCACAAACCCTAACGTCTTCCTTCTTAATCGCCTGGGCCTTACCAACCCGGCATATGTGGCCTGGGCAGTCATGCCCTGGTCATTCATAGTCAACTGGTTCGTGAACGCAGACCAGGTCATTCGGTCTTGGACCGATGATTTTGGTCTCATCCACTCGAACCCGGAGATCATGACATATGTCAGGGGGGTCTCGAACCATGAATGGTTTGAGACCTTCTCTCCAAAACGGTTCGTGGCAACTGCCGGCTGGCACGCCGCAAAGCGTGTTTTGTCGACGCCGCCACGACCAACCCTGGTAGTTCAACTACCAGACCGCGCCTCTTGGACACGGGCTCTGACAGCGATGTCACTCCTAGTCCAAGTCTTCACTAGAGGTTGACACCCTCGCAAACGAAAGGTCTGCTATATGCCTTCCATGGCAAACATTACCGTCAAGAAGAATGACGGCACCACGGATGCCACCTACACCGCCCTTACCCCCTCTGCAGGGGATAAGGTGTCGGCTCAGTGGCGCAACAACAGCCAAAGCACCATCGCGGCCAATCGTGCTGCGTACGCCCTTAAGGCGGAGCGCACCACGTCGGGGACGGCTCGTCGTGTCCGGGACACTTACGTGTACCCTGTCACGGCTCTCGTCAACGGGGTCGAGACGGTGATCGCGAAGATCTCGCTCGAAGGGTCAGCATTGATTCCTGAGAACGTGACCGACGCGGACATCGCTGAAGCTGTTTCGCAGTACGCGAACCTCCGGGTCTCGACTTTGGTGAAGGACAGCTATAAGGCCGGCTACGCACCCACGTAAGTGGGGGTGACCGGTCAAGCTGTAACTTTCGTATGAAAGTTGACCCCTTCACTGTTCTGATCGTGCTCGCCGTTTTGGCGATCACTGTCGGACTTCCCCTGATACAGGGGTGACCCATGTCTCCGTATCTCGCTGGGATTTTGCCAGTACTTGTCGAATCCGTTCTCAAAATCTTCCGCCGTAGGAATACGGAGGGAGTTCCCGAGGCTCCACAACCCGCTAAACGGGTAGTGGCTGGTAAGACAAGGACCGTGAAGTCCCGCAAGAAACGGTAGGCCAAGGAGGCCGCAATGAGTACTGTGGACATACGCGAGGTATGCCACGTCGCCGAGAGGTATCTCGAGGCGCTTGGAACCCCAGTTGCACTCGGAGTTTATCTCCGGATGAAATATGGGGAGTGGGACCAGCTCGCTGCGAAGCGTACTGACCCTCGCACCTATACTGCCGACCTTATGGAAAAGTTTCGGCGAGATTATCTCGCTACGGAATTGCTCCGTAAGTACCCCGGTCTCCCTATCCAGGTTGACCGTGTTCGTGCAGCGAAGGACGCGTTTTGGGCTGCTGAAGCTCAATGCGCAAGGACGAACGTTCGTCTAAAACCATACGTCGATGATCCTCTGTCCGAGGACGTCGATGTACGTATCCAGGAATTTATCCGGGATGTGAGAAAGATGGTTGGCGACATTCTCGGTCCGCTTCCTGCGGACTTAGAAGCTCGTTTCGGTCCCGGTGCCACATTTGAGACTCGCAATCATCCGTGCCGTGCCAACCTGACGCTTGGCGACAAGTGGGAGCTCGGCATCCAGTGCACTCCTTCAGCGACCGACTACACAAAGTTTCTTTATGAGACGGCGTGGGGGAGGTCGTTGGTTCGGGAGTTTGGGAGTCGTTCTGCTCTTGTTTACCAACGCGGTAACCGGTTCTTCACAGTTCCGAAGGACGCTACCATCGAGCGAGGCGCTTGCGCCGAGCCCGGTGGTAACGTTTCTCTACAGCTTGCTGTAGGACGGATCCTGCGAGAGCGGTTACGCGTTAATGCACGAGTGGACCTCGTCCGTGGACAGGAAATCCACGGGTCGAGGATGGCTGCGGCGTCCCTGAAAGGGGACTACGCGACCATCGACTTGAGCAGTGCTAGCGACACGATATGTCGAAACCTAGTGAAACTTCTATTTCCATGGAAGTGGTGGAGACTATTGTGTGATCTCCGCTCCCCGTTAACCGAAATTGACGGGAAGTGGGTGTACTTGGAAAAGTTCTCCTCTATGGGTAATGGGTTCACTTTCGAACTCGAAACCTTGATCTTCTTGGCTTTATGCCGAGTAGTGTGTGGTCCGAGGGCTGATGAAGTGCTGGTCTTCGGTGACGATATCATTGTTCCCAATGAGTTCGCTCACCGCGTCCTGGCTGTTCTTCGGTTCTTCGGCTTCACGCCTAACGATCGGAAAACTTTTACCAGCGGTAATTTCCGGGAAAGCTGCGGTACGGATGCCTTCGCAGGCACCGTCATCAAAGCCTTCCGGTGGGACAGTGAACCTGTCTCACCGCTGGATTGGGTTTCCGTTCATAATGGCATTCGAAGGGCATTGAAGGAGTTCGAGAAATTTGACCTCCATCATGTACTTCGGGCTGTTGAACGTAAACTCCCTAGTGAGATCCGGTCCTGCACAGGACCGGAGGAGCTCGGTGATATCGTCCTTCACAACGACGACCCTAGGAGTTGGACCACACGTTGGAACCTTAAGGGTTCTCACGGCGTCCGTTTCCTACGGGTCCTTCGTCCGTTAACGACGAGGGTTTCACTTGAGTTCTTTAAACCTCACACGCAGCTAGCGTTGCTGCTATACGGCTGTTCCAGTGAAGGGCTTCAACCTCGCAAGAGCGTTGAAGGTTTTACCTTCGGCTGGACGGCGTACAGCTGAGCGGTCTAGCAAGCCGCGCATTTGCGAGAGAAAATCAGCTTAAGATTTCTCTTTGCTGGAGTC